AGAGCAAGAACTGACTCCCGTTGGATTTTTTGTTACAGGGAATCCTGAAGTCGATGGAGTCGAGTATATGGTAGAGGGTGGGGAAATCTGGCAGAAGGCATAACCATGGAAAAGGGGGATTCTATAAATAGAATGAAGGATAAAGCATAATCCATGTGAACCTTACCCTTACAGAATAATAATCAAAGGAGAATAAAAGATGGCATTCCAACTAAGTCCAGCCGTTGAAGTCAAAGAACAGGATTTGACTTTGGGCATACCTGCCGTAGCAACCAGTATAGGTGCAGTTGCAGGTGGTTTCCAATGGGGTCCCGTTGATGAAATCAGAACAGTATTCAGCGAACCAAATCTTGTGGCTCAGTTTGGAAAACCAAACAATGATGTTGCCGCATACTGGTTTTCTGCCGCAAACTTTTTGGCATACGGAAACAACCTTAAGGTTGTTCGCGTCGTAGGAAACAGTGCCTTAAACGCAACAAATACCGGAACCGGTGTTCTTGTCAAAAATGATAACGACTATGAAAGATTGGTTGGAACACTGCCATATGCCTTTGTTGCAAAATATGCAGGTGTTCTTGGAAACGGTCTTGAAGTTCACGCATGTGATGAAGATGGTTTTGATGCATGGGAATATAAGGGAGCTTTTGATAGCGCACCTTCTGCTTCAGGCAATGAAATTCACATCGTTGTTGTTGATGGAAATGGAGATTGGACAGGCGTTCCAAATTCAATCCTTGAAAAATATGAATATGTTTCTACCGTTGTTGGAACAAAATCTTCTGACGGAACAAACATTTACTTCAAGGAACAAATCAACCGCAGGTCAAAATACGTTCGTGTTGGTGACAATGCAGCAACGGCATTGGCAAATGGTCTTGCAGGTGGAGGAACCGCTACCGGAACAGCATCGGTGCCAGAGTCAGTATCTCAAGGATTCCTGTCAATTGCTTCAGAAACTGAAGTTCTTAACGTCACAGAAAACTTCGAGTCATGGTATACAGTTGTTGTGATAAACCAGTCAACATTGACCACACTTGTTGAAGGAACTCATTATACAAAAGATGCAACAACAAACACAGTGACATTGATTGACACACCAGCATCTTCTGCCGGTGACGACATTGACGTAATTGTTACGCCTACAGCGGCAGGTTCTATTGTCGTTTCCGGCTCAACTTTCGATGTTGATGACACAATTTCTGTGACTTTGGGAGCAACACCTCTGGTTGAAGGAACTCATTATACAAGAACAGCACCATCAACAATCGTTTTGATTGACAGTGCAACTACCTATTCTGGTGGAGCATTGAGCGTTGTTGTATCAAGCACATATTATTCTGCAACATTGACTGGTGCAGTAGATGATAACACTGGCGTTGACTTGACCGATGGTTACAGTCTGTTCCAAGATGCGGAAACTGTTGATATCCAATTGTTTATCACTGGTCCGGCTACCATGACAGAAGCGAAATGGGCTATCGACAACGTGGGCGAATATCGCAAAGACTGCGTTGTGTTCGTATCTCCTGACAGGGATTCGGTTGTAAACAACCCAGACAATGAAATGGATGACTGTATCACTTATTACAGCACATTCCCAAGTTCATCTTATGCGTTTGCCGACAATAACTGGAAGTACCAGTATGACAAATACAATGACGTTTACCGTTGGGTTCCGTTGAATGGTGATATCGCAGGTCTTGCGGCTCGTACTGATGACGTTGCCGAACCTTGGTTCTCACCTGCCGGTTATAGTCGCGGTCAAATCAAGAACGTGGTTAAACTGGCTTGGAATGCCAAGAAGACTCATAGGGATGAATTGTACAAAAACCGCATCAATGCTGTTTGTACATTTGCCGGTGATGGAACTGTTCTGTTTGGTGACAAGACAATGTTGTCTCGCCCAAGCGCATTCAGTCGCATCAACGTGCGTAGGTTGTTTATCACTCTTGAAAAAGCGATTGCTACTGCTGCCAAGTTCCTGTTGTTCGAATTCAATGACGACTTCACAAGGGCACAGTTTGTCAATTTCGTCGAACCTTATCTGCGTGATGTACAGGGTCGTAGAGGTATCTACGACTTCAGGGTCAAGGCTGATGAAACAAACAACACAGGTGAGGTTATCGACAGAAACGAATTCATCGGTGACATCTATATCAAACCAGCACGTTCTATCAATTACATCACACTGAACTTCATTGCAGTAAGAACAGATGTAACCTTTGAAGAAGTCGGCGCGTAATAAATAGAACAAATAGGAGAATAAAAGAATGAGAATTACAGACTTTAAAGCCCAACTTAAAGGTGGTGGCGCAAGGAACAGTCTATTCCATGTCGATATGTCATTCCCCGGTTTTGCTGGCAATAGAAGCGACGACGAGAAGCTGCACTTCACTTGTAAGGCAGCTTCACTTCCTGCATCAACAATTCCTGCGATTGAAGTGCCTTATATGGGTAGAAAAATCAAGGTTGCCGGAAACAGAACTTTCGAAGAGTGGACAATCACTGTTATCAATGACACTGACTTCAAGGTGCGTAATGCCTTTGAGCGTTGGATGGATAGGATAAACTCACATGCAGGGAACGTGGGTCTTGATTGGGGTCGTTTGACTCGCGATGCGGCTATCACCCAATACGATAGAAGCGGAAAGAAAATCAAGAAGTATCTGTTCAAGGATATTTTCCCAACAACTTTGGGTGCAATCGAGATGTCTTGGGATAGTGATACCGTTGAAGAATTCACAGTTACGTTGTCTTTCAACTACTGGACTTCTGATACTACATCGTAATAAGTGACCTAAATAGATAATATGTAGGGCAACCAAGAGTTGCCCTTTTCAAATTATCTGGAGAATATAATGGCAAAATTTTTAGGATTCAATATTCCGAGCTTCGGCATCAAGCAACTTGATGTAGAACCGCCTCAACAAAATACATCATTTGTTCCGAAACGAGAAGACGATGGTGCCATTGAGGTAAGCGTCAGGGAGCAGGGAGGTATTGTTGCCGGTGGTATACAGGCTACCGTGTATAATCCTGAAGCAGAATTCCTAGAACAATCCAATCTCATAATTAAATACCGTAATATGGCGCTTCATCCAGAAGTGGATGAAGCCATTTCCAATATTTGTAATGATGCCATAACCGACGGAGACGATAGGGATGTTGTTGCTATCCGTCTTGATGGTGTTAAATTGAACAATAAAGACCTGTCAGAAAACATCAAGACAAAAATATCCGATGAATTCAATAATGTTCTTCGCCTGTTGGATTTTAATGAAACTGGTTATGAGCGTTTCAGGGATTGGTATATCGATGGAAGGATTGTTTATCACGTCATCATCGATGATAAAAAACCAAAGGATGGCATCAAAGAAGTTCGTTGGATAGACCCATGCAACATAAAGAAAGTCAGGGAAGTCATAAAAGACAGGGATTCTATTGGAAATGAAATAGTCAAGGGTATCAGGGAATATTACATGTATTCCGAAAAGATTAATGTCTCCAAGAGCAATACAGCAAAGAATGCCCAGAGCATTTACGCGAGAGAGATTATCATAAAACCGGAAGCAATCGTTAATGTGTCATCCGGTCGTTTTGCGGAAGACAAAAAAACTGTTGTTGGATTCCTCCATAAATCAATAAAGCCTCTGAATGATTTGGTCAGTATGGAAAATGCTGCCGTTATCTACAGGCTCACCCGCGCACCTGAGCGCAGGATATTTTATATCGATGTCGGTAACCTGCCAAAGAACAAGGCAGAACAATATGTCAGTGACATGATGAACCGCTACAAAAATACCATGGTTTATGATGCCACAACAGGTGTCGTGCAAAACGCAAATCGCCACATGACAATGCTCGAAGACTTCTGGCTACCAAGACGCGAAGGCGGAAAGGGAACCGAGATAACAACATTGGCTGGTGGTCAAAACCTTGGTGAAATACAAGATATCGAATTCTTCCAGAAAAAACTATACAGGTCTCTGGATATTCCATTATCAAGGATTGCTCAAGATGCAAGAATCAACTTTGGTCGCCAGACTGAAATCAACAGGGATGAACTGAATTTTGCCAAACACATCAACAGGCTAAGGAAGCGTTATACCCTACTGTTTTCACAACTACTTGAAAAGCAGGTTGTTCTTAAAAAGATAATGACTGCCGATGAATGGTTAGGTATCTGTGACCAGATTCGCTTTGAGTTTTTGGAAGATGCCTATATTTCAGAATCAAAAGAAGCCGAAATACTGAAAGCCAGAGTTGAACTCGCAAGCAATATGGAAGATGCTATTGAGAAAGGATACTATTCAAGACTATGGGTTCGCCTGAATGTATTGAAGCAGACCGAAGAAGAAATTGAAGAAATCAAGAAACAGCGCGAAGAGGAAAAGGCTGAAAATCCTGAAGCCGAATCTGACGAAGATGACAATGGAGATTATGGAAAGGACTTCAATGACGACAATAATATTCCCCAACAAGACCAAAATGCCGATAGTGGGGATGAAGATGCAGCAAATGCAGAGGTTGACCAACAAAACAGGGAAGCCGATGCAGAAGCACAGAGGCAGGAAGTACAAGCCAAACAGGATATGAAGTCACAGTCTGAACTGGCTGACCAAGAAGAAAGAAAAGCCAAGGCGAAACGAGGCTAAGTTCTTGTTTCCATAAATACCGTATAGATAATATGTCTAATGGTCAAATTCATTTGGAGAAAAAAAATGACTGATACAACACAATTGGTAGAAGCAATGTTGAATAGGGATACCGTTCTGGTTCATGAACTATTCAATGAAGCCATGATGGGAATTATTGCTGACCGTCTTGACGAAAAACGTGCCGAAATTTCCAAAAAACTTTTTGAGAAAAAGTCATGCAAAGAAGGCTGCGATGGTGAAATGGATGGTGAAGAGGATAATATGGATGATTTGGAAGAAGGCGAATCCTTCAAATCTGATGACGGAAATGATGAAGCCCCTGTTGGTGGAACCAAGCCAGCAAAACCCAATATGAAAAAGGGTGATGCCGCAGCGGAAAAGACTATCAAGTCTGATGATGGTCGCGTAGAAACCAAGGCGTAATCCATGAGCAAGCCAAACGCACATATTGAAGAGACATTGGTCTTGGTGCAAGAGTGTCAAGACCTTTTTGCGTTGCTTGAATCCGAAACAAGCCAAGAAGAACTTGACGAGGCTCTTATAAGGAAAAAAGTCGTTCGTGGAAGAAAATTGGTAAGAAAGTTAAAATGTACAAATCCAAACCAGATTCTTGTTAATGGAACATGTAAAAATAAAACAGCCGCAAGACGTATATCGTTAAAAAAGGCAAAACGAAAAGAAGTAAGAACCAAAAAAGCAGATGTATCTGGAAAGAAAATGGCTATCAGAAAAATGAAAAAGTCCATCCAGAAAAGGAAAGCATTTGGTTTAACACGCGGAGGTTGAAGGAGACTAGAATGAGGCTTATAAGAGAAGATATCGAAGAGGTAAAACTGATTGTCGAGGCAAAAGAGAACGGCAAGAAAGACTATCTGATTGAATGTATCAT